AACCAGTACTGGACAAACACTAGATCGCGTTTAGATCACACTGTTGTTAACTCTACGGACGATGGCCGCAGAGGTACTCTGAGCTACAACAACCTAACTGGTCAATTCAGTTTCGAAGGTGTTTCACAGGATGAAATTCGCGCTGATATTTCTGCGTCAATGTCCTCAAACTCGGGCCGCGGCTCTGTTGAGTACAATCAGGCGACTGGTGTAATCAGTTACGAGGGCGTAACTCAAGCTGAAATTCGTAGTGATTTCGGTGTCGTCGATACAAACAGTATCGACATGGGCTACGATGTCCTAACGGGTGCTTTCTCTGGTAGTGTCATTGTAGACACTGGTATGGAAGTAACTGCAACTGGTCTTCGTATTGCTGCAGGTGCAGCCGGCGATGGTCTTGCTTGGAACAACGGAGTTCTCTCCTCAACCCGTAGCGAGCTAACGTCTGGTTCCATGGTTGTAGCCGATGACCAGATTTCATATATTGATGAAGCCTCTGGTCTAGAGAAGAAAGAATCATGGGCTGATGCCATGGCTTCTTCTGCAGGCAACGGACTTTCAGATGCTGCTGGCCAAATGAGGCTTGATATCAGCGATTGTTCTACATCCTTCACCTCAGGCGCAGATATGCACGGTTCCGATGTATTCGGACTTTATGACATCTCTGCTTCTGAACAGAAGAAAGTGACTCTCAGCACACTTGGTATCAAGCTTGCGGATAGTGGCTTGTCTAGCTCAAATGGTAGGCTCTCTGTAGCAGCCAAACGTGATACATTCACCGGAGATCCCGTCGATGGCGGTTATACTCTGGCCTCGACTGTCTCAGTGGCTGAATCAGTTCAGGTCTTCCTGAATGGACAGCTTCTGCGCGATGGCGCTGGCAACGATTACACGTTCGGTGCGAACAAGATTACTCTTGACGCGAACCTCGCGTTAGATGCTACCGATGAGTTGATGGTTCACTACTTGGCGTAGTCAATAACGAGATTTAAAATCGTTTAGCTTGCTACCGATTTATTCTCTGGGGGTCTCCTTTACGGGAGGCCCCCTTTTATATTTCAAATGCACCCAAAGATTCTATAATGTTATTTTCCTTTCCGCAGATAGCTTACTATTTAATAATGACGTAAGCATGAACTTTACTATGCCACACCGCTCTAAGTTAGAGCAAGAAGCGTCAGTAAATTTTAGCATAATAGAATAAAGAATTATTCAAGTTATGATTTTTAGGAGAACATAAAGAATGTCAGTTACAAAGTTTAAATTCGTTTCGCCCGGAGTATTCATCAATGAGATTGATAACTCTCAAAGGCCCCGCCCTAGCGACCCCATTGGTCCATTGATCATTGGCCGCACCGAACGAGGACCAACAATGCGTCCCGTTCGAATCAACAGTTTTTCAGATTTTATCGAGGTCTTCGGATCTCCCATCGCAGGCCAGCAGGGTGACGATGTTTGGCGCTCCGGCAACCGTGTCGGTCCAACATACGCCGCTTATGCTGCACAGGCTTGGCTACGCAACACGAACGCGTGCACAATCGTAAGACTCGCAGGCATGCAACATGATGATGCTGCCACCGCCGGCGCTGCCGGTTGGGCGACGTCTAACACGGACAATGACGCATATGGCTTGTTCTTGTTCCCGTCACGGTCTTCTGGAACACCTAAGGGAGTTCTAGCTGCGATCTGGTATGTAGAAGAGGGAGGTTGTATCCTTTCAGGGACATTGGCCGGCCACGCCTCGACTCAGGCTTCGGGCTCAAACGTGATGATCTCATCAAACGGAGCAAAGTCTCAGTTCAAAATGAAAATTATTGAAACCAGCGGATCCGCCGCGGATGTTTATGAAGAGACCAGTTTCAACTTTGACCGGTCCTCTGCTCTTTACATCCGCAATGTTTTTAATACAAACCCAATGCTTGTTAATAGTAAAATCACTGATTCCACTGCCCTCAAGAAATATTGGCTTGGAGAGACTTTTGATCGCTCTGTCGAAGAACTAATCCATAGCGTTACGAGCGAAGCTGGCGAGGTTTGCGCCTTTGTGGCACCTCTTAAAGCTGGCTCTGCGACTCCATCAAACATGTCCATGGGTGCCCAAGAAGCTAAGACTGGTTGGGTACTCGCTCAGGATTTGAGCGATAACCACACGACGTTCCAGCCTGCAACAATCCAGAAGCTGCTTCGTTTTGTTACGCTCAACACTGGAGAGTGGGAGCAACAGAATCTCAAGATCTCAATTCAGAATATTAAGACATCTACCAACGACTATAATAAATACGGCACATTCGATGTAGTTGTCCGCTCTGTAAGGGACACAGACAACGCTGTCCGGACCGTCGAGAGATTCTCTGGTTGTAGCCTTAACCCGTTTTCAATGAGTTATATCGGCCGCAAGATCGGAACCCAGTATTTGGTATGGTCAGATAATGAGCGCAGATACCGCACATATGGCGATCATCCAAACGTCTCTAGATTCATGCGCGTAGAAGTCGCTCCTGTAATAGAAAAGGGTACCGCAGATCCTCTGTACTTGCCCTTTGGCTTTGAAGGACCAACACAATATAAAGAATGGACGCTTGAACCTTCATCCTCAACCGCAGCCGGCACTGATCTTGGAGGAGTTACATCTCTGATTGGAGATAGTTCCCTTGCATTCGCTTGTAGTGACGGGCAACTTGATCGAGTTTGGAACGAGGATATAGCGAACTGGGCTGGCGGAGGTACATCATTAACAGTTTCTTATCCAGAAATCTCTTATCGAGAGCGTGCTGACGAAGGAGGCCTACCAGATCCCGCGGATGCTTATATGGGTCTTGTCACTGGCCGCTCCGGCTCAATAACCATTTACGATGAAAGTTTTGAAGATTATGTACGACCCAAGCCCCTCTTCATCTCCAGTTGGGATGCCGGAACTTATACCGCTATTTCCTCTTACTTTACTTTGGATGACGTTGTTAGCACTGGCACAGTACAGACCATCGGAGTATACACTTCGGGCTCTAGAGCCGCAGGTACTTCGCTAACTGCTATTAATTCTTCCTACAAGGAAGTACTATCTCAAGGATATGACTCTTTCACAATGCCTCTATTCGGCGGCTTCGACGGACTTGACATCCGGGAGTCAGAACCATTTGGAGAACACACTTCACTTAAAGATGGAACAGACACAACTAGTTATGAGTACTACAGCATCAAGCGCGCTATTGATATGTGCGCCGACCCCGAGGTTGTACAATATGATCTCATGACCATGCCCGGCCTTCGCCACGAAGGTTTGACTGGTCACATGATCAACGTTTGCGAAAACCGCGGTGACGCCATGGCGATCATTGACTTAGGCGATGCATATACACCTCGCACAGAGTCAACCGACAAAGCAGAGAACAGAGGAGCAAATGTAGATTCAACAGTTTCAAACTTGCAGAATCGTGCCCTCAACTCAAGCTACGGTGCTTGCTACTACCCATGGGTTCAGATTCGTGACACCATGACCGGTCAGTCAGTATGGGCTCCTCCATCTATTATTGCTCTTGGAGCAATGTCTTATGGACAGAAGACTCAGGAGCTATGGTTTGCCCCCGCAGGATTCACCCGCGGCGGTCTTACCGAGGGTCGAGGCGGAGTACCCGTCTCAGCCGTTAGTCACAGGCTAACCTCTAAGGAGCGTGATAAGCTTTACGAGGCTAACATCAACCCCATTGCACAGTTCCCCAATGAAGGAATTGTAATCTTTGGACAGAAGACTCTACAGGTAACACCTTCTGCTCTCGACCGAATCAACGTACGTCGCCTAATGATTTACGTGAAGCGCGAGATTGCTAAGATGGCCTCCGGACTTCTGTTCGACCAGAACGTAACTTCCACATGGAACAAATTCTTGTCTAAAGTTAACCCATTCTTGGGAAGCGTTAAAGCAAGACTTGGCCTGATGGACTTCAAAGTCATCTTGGACACAACAACAACAACACCAGATCTTATCGATAGAAACATTATGTATGCTAAGATTTATCTGAAGCCTGCGAAGGCTATTGAGTTCATCGCCATCGACTTCGTTATCACTGATAGCGGCGCCGCTTTCGAGGACTAATTCAATAAAGTAAGCTGAGAGAGTAAAAAAGCTCTCTCGGCTACTATTTACTAATGATACAATAGGGACTTCGTTATAAGTCTTTAGGAGGAATATAAAAAAATGAGTTTTTGGAATGAAGCAGCCGTAGAGCCCAAAAGAAAATATAGATGGATCTTGCACATTGATGCAATTCCAGCTTGGATTATCAAGAAGGTAACCAAGCCAACGATTACAGTAACTGAAGTTAAACATAGCTTCATCAACCACGGGTTTTACTACCCCGGACGAGTAGAGTACAACGAGATTGAGTTTACACTTGTAGACCCTTATGATCCCGATGCTGCCAACTCGTTCATGGCCCTCCTTGCGGGCTCCGGGTATGTCGTTCCTGACGCATATGTCGAGTCGACGCAGACCATCACAAAGCTAGCAGCAACAAACGCCTTAGGCCAACTTAAGATTGCTCAGCTTTCAGGTCTTGGTACCGAGTACGATGGCTCCGCACAGGATCCAATTGAAGAGTGGACATTACACAACTGTTGGATTAAAGAAGTCTCATACGGAGACTTGGACTATGAGTCCGATGATATCAACGAGATTACCGTGAAGGTTCGTTACGATTGGGCTACACTTACCCAGTCAGGAGATGCCACTTCAGAGGCAGACGACCGTCGCGAGCGTCAAGACATATAAAGTCCTATTTAATACTTTAAAAATCGCATAACATACGTTATACTGCATATACAGCTAATCATTTAATGGAGGATTAATGCCAGTACGTAACAATGAGGAGCGCTCCGGAGCTAAACACCCGGACGACTCCTCTGCTGCAGTCGCAGCAACAGAAGCTGAGACGACCAATAAGGGTCGCTCCGCACACGAAAAACCCCAACAAGCATCAATGAGCTTTGTAGTTCCTACAGAGTTTGTAGATCTACCTTCCGAGGGACGATACTATCCAGAGGGCCACGTACTTCACAACGTGGATTCTATGGAGATTCGTTTCATGACGGCAAAGGAAGAGGACATTCTTACGTCCCGATCCCTGCTTAAGAAAGGTGTAGCTATCGACAGATTCTTATCGAATATTATTGTTGATCGCCGCGTTAAGGTCGAAAACCTGCTTGTCGGGGATAAAAACGCTCTCTTGGTAGCCGCTCGTTCGTCGGGCTATGGCGCAGAGTACAACACCAAAGTCACATGCCCTGCTTGCGCCGAGACTCAAGAATATGAGTTCGACTTAGAGCAGAACAATATCATCGGGTTCCACACAAACTCTTGGCAGACCAGCAAATATGCCGGCGCTGTTACAGAGAATGATAATGGTACATTTGAGATTGCTCTTCCAAAGAGTAATGTGACTGTGACAGCAAGACTCTTGACCGGAGTTGACGAAGCCAAATTGGCCAAGAACATGAAGCATAAATCAAAACATGCAGGTCATGAAACCATGTTGACGGATCAGTTCCGCACCTACATCGTAGCAGTTAATGGTAGCAATCAAGCACGTGATATTAACACGTTCGTAAATGCTATGCCAGCTTTAGACTCACGGTTCCTTCGGGCCGCGTATCAACTACTGGCACCAAACATTGACCTCACACAGTATTTTAACTGTGATTCCTGTGGCTTTGAGCAGGATATGGAGGTGCCATTTACGGCGGACTTTTTTTGGCCTAAGTCCTGATTACATGGAGAGCGTCTATGAGACGTTCTTCGTACTGAAATATCATGGAGGTTGGAGTTTCATCGAGGCTTATAACCTTCCAGTAAAACTAAGACGATGGTTCTTGAAGCGTTTAGAAAAACAATTTAAGAAAGAAAAACAGCAGATGGAGAAGTCAAAAGGCAAGTCAAGCATGCCCAGCATGTCGAAACCTAGCATGCCGTCGACTTCAAGATAATGAAATAAGGAGCCCAGACTTGAATAAGGTCTGGGCTCTTTCTTTTGTACGAACTAATTATTCAAAGGGCGTGTACCTATTGATCGGAGGATTAAAAGTGAAAGAAAATAAAGAAACGAGGGAAGAAGAGACAATAAACGAAGAAGCCGTTGATGAAATGGTCCCAATTGTTATTGATTTTACCCAGCTTGGACCGGATGGTCAGGTGAGCGAAAGCTTCTTAACCATGTTTGGCTCAGGAATTAAAATGATTATGCAGAGAATGTTTGGAGGTTCAAACGTTCCTGTGTCGATTAAAGGAAATCAAAGACAAGTAAAAGCTTTTGGAAAGACTTTAGCAGGAGAGAAGAAATATTATAAAAACTATGTAAAGTATGGTCTAGATGATCCTAAGACATATAGAAGCAAGTATGCACTGAACAAACAAGTTAGTAAGTTCGAACGCTCTACCGGCATCAAGTGGCCTTTTAAATAGGCCAGCCATTTAGATAAATGAGGCAGTAGTGGTCTGCGTAAACCCCACTCGCATGCAAACTCATATACAAGCGCGTGCAAGGAAGTAACTTTAATGAGTAGTGATTCAGGCGGAGGCTCCGGCCCATCCGATAAAAGTGTGAAAAACTCCCAAGTTCTTATCTCCAATTTGGAGAGAATTCAGGAG